CATTAGCTAGAGTTAATTCTTTTCTATATGCCTTAAAAAAAGGCAAGTATAGAGGTGGGAAACACGATACGGACTTACTACCAAGTGGACACCCAGTAAAAGAAGAAATGGAAGAAAAACATTTAGAAAATATGGAAAAAGAGATAAGAGGTAAAGTTGGTACAATGATTACTGATGGGATTGAACTACCTTTATACGATACAATAGATGAAGCTGAGGCTCAAGCTGAAAAACTTGGAGGCAGTGGTCATCACGAGCATACAATGGATGGAGAGGTTTATTATATGCCATTTGAAAATCACGAACAAGCTAAAGAAATTATGGGTAAAATAAATATGAATGAACACTATCCTGGACACGAGGAAGAAGAAAAATCTGAGATTAGAACTAATCCTAATGCAGAAGTAAGAACTTTTGATGTTCAAGACTTAGAGCTTAGAATGGATGGAGATAAGCCAACTGTTGTAGGCTACGGAGCTGTATTTAACTCAATGTCTAACGACTTAGGTGGTTTTAGAGAGTTTATATCTCCTAAAGCATTTGAAGGTCGTTTAGAGGATGACGTAAGATTCTTAGTTAATCACGATGCTAATTTAGTACTAGCAAGAACAACTAACGGAACGCTAAGACTATCTGTTGATGAGAAAGGTTTAAGATACGAGGCTGATATGCCTAACACTTCTACTGCTAGAGATTTAATGGAGTTACTAAAAAATGGTACTATCAGTCAGTCTAGCTTTGCATTTACTGTTGAAGAAGATAGCTGGGAAGTAAAAGACGGAATGAATATTAGAACTATCGACAAAGTTTCTCAATTGTATGATGTTAGTTCGGTCACATATCCAGCTTACAATAGTGCGAGTTCGTCTGTCGCTTTACGTTCTATGAAAGAATGGCAAGAAAAAGAAGAAGCTAAAAAACTAGAAGAAAGTTTAGAGGCTGAAAAATTAGAGGGTATAAAAGAAGAAGAAGATTTGAAACAACGCTCCCTCAATGAAATGCGTTTAAAAATCTTGAAAAATAAATATTAATATTAATTTTCTATAAAATGAAAACATCAAAACTTTATAAAGAGGAAAGAGCTGAGGTTATCGAAAAGATGGAAGGACTTGTAGCATCTGCTGAAGGTCGTGACTTATCTTCTGATGAGCAAAGCAACTTTGACTCTTTGAATGAAAAAGTTGAGGAGTTAAATAAGATGGCTGTAAGAGCTGAATCTTTCGAGAAACTTCAAGCAACTAAAGCTGTTAAAGAAGTAACAGAAAACACTCCTAGCGAAGTGAGAGACTATTCTTTCCAAGATGCTATGAATCAAGCTGCAACTGGTCGTTTAGAAGGTCTTGTAAAAGAGATGGACCAAGAAGCAAGAAACGAGGCTCGTTATACTGGTCAATCATTTAAAGGTATCGCTATACCATCTACAATCCTAACTCGTGCTGCTGTAGCTACTGCTGCTGGTAATGCAACTGAAGTTATGGCTTGGACTGACCAACTAGAAGCAAACTTAGTTTTAGCTTCTGCTGGTGCTAATTTCTATGCTGGTGTTGACAATATGAAGTTTCCAGTATTTAGTGCTATCAACTCTGGCTTCGTTGCTGAGACTGGTGGTTCTGCTCCAGCTGCTAATGGTACTGCTACAAGCGTAACATTATCACCTAAGAAACTTATCTCTATTGTAAATGTATCTGCTGAGGCTATCGCTCAAAATCAATCCGTCGAGGCTGCTTTGAGAAGAAATATGGCTGCATCTGTTGCTGCTACATTAGAAGCTGCTTTATTAGGAACTGGTGATGTATCTAACGCTCCTACTTCTATCTTCGCTGACGCTGCTGCTGGTTCTACTGCTGCTTTCTCTGCTGCTAGTGCAATCGCTCTTGAGTCTGCTATCTTAGATGCTGGTGTACAATTAGAAGGTGCTAGAATGGCTTACTTAGTAGATACTAATGCTTATACTGCTGCTAAGTCTGCTGCTCAAGTTTCTAATGTTTCTCCATTATATGATAACTCTGACAAAACTATCAACGGATATTTCTCTTTCGTTTCTAGTAATGTTGGTAATGGTGGTGGTGCTACTAAAGACCACGCTTTATTCGGAGACTTCTCTAAAGTTCACATTGCTCAATTTGGCGGATTAGATGTCATCTATGATATATATACGAATTCTGGGACTGGTGAGCCAAGATATGTATTAACTTCATTAGTTGATGGTGATGCTGTACAAAATGATACTGCTTTTGCTTCTTTGATTGAAGCGTAATTTGTTTATTTTAACGGAGGGAGTGGAAACACTCTCTCCATTAATTTTTTTTAAATGGAATACTATAACTACAACTTCAACACATTAAGAGGCTCTGACTATGTGCCTTATGGTAAGTTAGTTCTAAAGACTGCTCCAACGTCTACGGTAATATCATTATCAGAGGCTAAGGCATTTTTAAGAATAGACTCAGACTATGACGATGACAATACTTATATTACGTCTTTGATTAATGTTGCTACGCAAGTTGTAGAGGAGTTCACTAGACGTAGATTAATGACTCAGACGTACAATCTTTTTTACGATGAGTTTCCTCCTTACATTGACTTACAAGTAGGAGATGTTGCTAGTGTCACTCACATTAAGTATTACGATGCCGACAATACATTACAAACCTTAGCTGCTTCTAATTACGATGTAGATACTAAGGTAAGACCAGGAAGGATATATGAATCGGAGGACGGAGACTTTCCAAACACTTACGAAAGACCAAACGCTGTAGAGGTTGAGTTTATAGTAGGTGGGACAGCGAGTGACGTTCCAGCTCCAATAGTACAAGCTATTTATATCATCGTTGGTCGATACTATGAGAACCGACAAGATGTTGTTATGGGAACTCAAGTAAATGAATTACCTTTAATGGTAGACCACTTATTAACTCCTTACCGATTGCTTGAACTATGATAATAGGCAAACTAGATAGAAAGTTAAAACTATATACACAGACTTACTCGACTAACGCTTATGGCGAGAGAGTAGTATCTGACAATAGTTACGTTACCATCTACGCAGACTTTGACTTCAAAGGTGGCAACACTAACTTCGATGCTGATGCCTTAATCAATGACGAGCGTATAGAGTGCTTAATAAGATACAGAACTAACATTGGAGTAAGTCCTCAGTACTTTATCTCTAATGGCTCTACTAATTATTCTATCAAGAGTATTAAGGAAGTAGGTCGTAAAGATGCTATGGTGCTTTTATTAGAGAAGAATGACGTAGTAGATTTATCACAAACAGCTCCTAATCAATTTGTGTTTACTATTGACACAGAGAATACATCTAGTGGCTCTAGTTTAAATACTCAGTTTATGATGCCATTGGTTAGTAGTGGTAGTTATAACGCTACGGTAAACTGGGGAGATGGCTCTAGCGATACAATAACAAGTTACAACCAACAAGAGGTCACACACACTTATAGTAGTGCTGGACAATACGAAGTAAGCATAGAGGGAACATTGCAAGGATGGCAATTTAATAATGCTGGAGATAAGCTTAAAATGCTTGATGTAAAACAATGGGGAGTATTAGACTTATCTACAGAATCTGCATTTATTGGTTGTACTAATTTAGATGCTAGTGCTACAGACGCTCCTACTGTTTCTACTACATCTTTAAGAACTATGTTCAGAGGCTGTACTAATTTTAATGGAGCTATTGGTAATTGGGATATAAGTACAGTAACAAGAATAGACCAATGTTTTTTTGATTGTTCTTCATTTAATAAAAGTTTAAATAATTGGAACGTTGGTAATGTTACTAGAATGGATTTTCTATTTTACAATTGTATATCTTTTGACCAAGATTTAAACTCGTGGGATACTTCTAATGTTGAGAATATGTCTAATGTTTTTAGAGGTTGCACACAATTTAACGGAGATATATATAGTTGGGACACAACTAACGTGGAAAATATGAGCGTTATGCTTTATGATTGTGACCTATTCGACCAATCTCTAGCAGCGTGGAATATTGGTAACGTTTCTAACTTTACTAGCTTTATGCAGAACGCTAATGGTTTAAGCACTACTAACTACGATGCAACGCTAATAGCTTGGGCATTACAGCCACTTAATACTGGATTAAGTATAAACTTCGGTGGCTCACAATTTACAGAGTCAGCATATGCTTCAAGATTCAGCTTAATAGAAGATGATGGTTGGACTATTGTTGATGGTGGTATATTTAACCCAACACCAGCCGATTACATAAGCGTATTAAATACAAGAGTAGTAGCTGCTGGAGGAGTAGTAGAGAACACTACAGATAGCCAAGCATTCTTACAAACATTAAATGACATCGACTAATGGCAGACGGACTATTAAATAAAGCAAGTATAATCTTAACTCCTACTGGTTACAAGGCTGGTACGCTTTACAACGTAGCACCAATAGACGAGCCTTATGAGGACTTTGATTTTGCTAGAGCTAGTGTTGCTAGTCGAGTTAATTCTAGTGGCTTAGTCGAGATGGTAGGACGTACTTTTAGTAGTGAGCTTGTAACAAATGGAGACTTTGCTACTGATAGTGATTGGAATAAAGTAAATTCTACTATAAGTGGGGGCAAAGGTAACTTAGATAGTAGTGGTGGAACTTCGTTATTATGGCAAGATATATTAACCAACGGAAAAACATACAAAGCTAATTTTACTGTTTCAGACTACAATGGTTCTGGTTCAGCAAAAATAATTAACAATGATGCTAGTACAATATATACTATAACTAGCAATGGCACTTTTACAATAAATTTTACACATAGCATAGCAAGTGGTAATTTTTTAATTAGAGCGTTAAGTGGTGCAGCATTTTCTGTAGACAACGTATCAGTCAAAGAAGTAATAGACACCAACAACATTCCAAGAATAAGCTATGATAGTAATGGACAGAATGGTCATATATTGTTAGAGCCTACTACAACAAATTTATATTTAAATACTGATACACTATCTACACAAAATGTAAGTACATCAGCTAGTGATTATTCTGTTTCATTTTATGGAACTGGAACAATTACATTTAGTGGTTCTTATAGTGGCAGTCTTGTAGGAACTGGAGTAAATGACAGAGTATCTTTAACATTTACTGCTACAAGTGGAACACTTACAAGTACAGTTAGTGGTAGTGTTACAAATGCACAAATAGAGAATTTAGGTTACTCTACTTCATATATGCCTAGTCTATCAACACAAGGAGTAAGAGCTACAGAGACTGCAACTGGTGCTGGTAGTACTGACTTAATAAATAGTACAG